CCAACAGAACCAGTAACCCAAGTCTTCATTCTTCGGTCATCAGTTTGTGAAGCTCTATATCTAACGTGTAAGAAAGGTCTCTTCATGCTTTGCCCTACAGTTTGATCATAAACTGAAGAAGTACCAGCAGGAATCAAGACACCTCTAATAGCGTTAGCAGAACTAGCGTCATTAATACCACCTCTTGTAGCTTTATCATTTAAGTATCTGAAGTCAGACTTATAGAAGTCATAAGAACCTCTTCTGAAACCAGTGAAACCTAAATTAAGAGCCATATCTTCAGAGTTGTTAAATACTCCATAAGAAGTACCACCAGCTCCGTAAGAGTTCATTGAAGCTAACATATCGTCAATAGCTAAACTAGTTGATCTGTTAACAAACATCATATACTCTTCAATAGCACCTTGCTTATCAAACTCAGCTAAGATAGCATCGAACTCAGCTAAATCAGTAGCTGCATTAACACCAGTTACACCTGTAGTTACATTACCTCTATCTTCAATAGCAGCAAATAAACCTTCAGTACCTACAACATCACCGTTGCTACCAATTTGAGCATCAGCAGTGTTAGCAGCACCAGATCCACCAGCACCAAAGTTGTGAGCAGAGTCAGAACCAATTTCACTTTCTAACATTGACATTTCAATGTAATCAGCAAAACGAGCTCTAGTATCAGCTTCAGCTTTTAAGTACCACAAGTAACCACCTTGACCAGTCTCAGTAGATACCTCAACCCAACCAATTCTAGAAGAATCAGATCCTGAAACTTCATAAAAGTCTTTCATTATAATTGGCTTGTTAGTAAAAGTCTGGAACTTAGGCTCATTAGCCGTGTGTCTTTCTTCAGTTGTAGAAGCAGCAGACCCAGTATAGTACCCAGTACCTTTCCCGTACTCAGAACCATAAACTAATATAGTTGTTTTATCAGCAGTTGTAAGCTGAGCTATATCACCAGCGTTATAAGTAGCAACTGTAAGATCAGCACCAGAAATAGCTTTAACTATAGCTTTAAAAACACCGTTAGCATTAGCTATAATAACAGTGTCGTTAATTCTAATAGCATGAGTTGTTGTAATTGCATTACCATCAATATCTTTTGTAACTTCAAAAACATTTGTGTTTTTCATGTTACCAGTATATGATATGTGTAATCTTGATTGTTCAGACCATACGACTTGATCAGACGACATAGCCTCTTCTGCACCAACTTGTGATAGGAAACCAGAAATTGTACGAGGTCCAAAAACCTCAGCTTCTTTCTCCATTAAGTCTGGCAGGTATTGTTGTCCCCACGAATTTGCGGTTCCTGTAAAATCTAGGTAATTTGTAGCGAAAGTCTGCTTTTGAGTAGCAGGCACGCTGTTTAAATTACCACCTCCTGTAATTGCCATAATTTTTTAATTTTAAATTGTTATTTGTTATTTTTAATTTTAAACTTAAAATCAGAAGAATTATCACCTAAAACTTTTACTTTAAATCCACCAGCCTCTATAGTACCATGACTTTGTCTTGGACTCATGCTAATGTTTTTAGATTTAGCAATACTTTCTTTTGTAGCATCTGCTTTACCTTGTTCGTAAAAGTGTTTTGCAATAGCATCAGCGTTCATTGCTGTAAATAAAGATTTATGATAACCTTCAGCATCTATTAAACCAGCATTTTTATCTAAAAACTTTTTAGTAAAATTGTTGATATCGCTTTGGGTTTCTTTAACCTCGTTTACATTAGAAATATTAAATCTAAATTTTTTATCTCCAACATTGTATTTAAAACCTTTAAAATTTTGGTTAAAAACACTGTTTGTTTTTTGAGTAAAAACTTCAGAGTTTTTTTGTGCTATTTTTTGAGTTTCTTCCGACTCCTTGTTGTATCTATTAAAGAAATCCATAGCTTTTTGTTGTTCAGGAGTCAACTTGCTCCCAGCTTTAATTTCTTCATAGTATTTAGACTTTTGCCCGTCTAAGTAGGTCCTAGCGCTGGCAACTTGCTCTTTTAACGCTAGTTTTTTTCTTTTAACCTCTATCTCTTCGTCTTCATCTTCATTATAAGAAAAAGAATCTTCTAATAAAAAGTTTACTTCTTCTATAGATAAATGAGGTTTTGTTTTTCTATAATATTCATATAGTATATCGTCATCACTTAATTTTTCGTAATCTTTATTAAGGCTAACATAATCACTTATATCACCACCTGTTTCTTCCATAAAATCTACAAGTTTTTGTATATTTTCTGGTAGTGGTTTACCTGTTTGTTTTGACTCTACTATAACTTCTTCTATTTTTTCAACTTCTTTTTCTGTAGAGTCTTCAGTTATTTCTTCTAAAGCTGGAGTTTCTTGTGCTTCACTTTCCGGCTGTACTTCTTCTTGTTTTTGTACGGGCTCGGCATTTTCAGTGAGTTCAACCACTCCTGTGTCGTTAGTTGTATTTTCTTTAGTTTCATTTTCTATTGGTTTATCTAAATTAACGATATAATCACCGTCTTCATTAATATTTGGTTTTTTAGTTTCTTCAACTTGTTCAGTTGTTTGTTGTGTAGTTTCTTCAGCTACGTTTTCATTTTTTTCTTCCATAATATAATATAATAATAATTAATAATTTTTACATTTGACCCATATCAAAACCACTTTCTAATATGTTTCTTTGATTGTTTTCAGATTTAAAATCTCTTGGTGTTCCACCTGATTTTCTTTGTTCAATCATTTGGCTTTGTTGAGTTGCTTGTATTTTAGTTCTTTCGTCTTTACGATCTTCTTTCATATTTTCTCTTTGAGAAAGTCCTTGTGTATCCATTTGTTTTAACTGCATATTATACTGAAACTCTTGAGCCATTAACTCTTTTTTCATCATCATTTCTTGTTGCATTTTTTGAGCTTCAATTTGAGCTCTCATTTGCTCTAACTGAGTTTCATTTTGCATAATTATTTGATTTTTTTGCAGTTCTATTTGAGCCGCTTGTTGCGCTGATTGAGTGTTAGACTGTGTTTGAGCTTGTATGTTTTGCATTTGTAATTGTCTATCAGCTTCTTCTTTCTTTTTTCTTCTAATTTTTAAAAGCTGATTTGCTAATTTTACATTTTTAATTTCTCTTAAATCAATAGCATCTTCTACGTTTATATTCTTTTGCTGCAACGCCATTTGTATATTATTTTCTAACATCATTTTTTCTTCTTCATCTGGTGCTAGTTCTAAAAATATACCAAAATCATACAAATGAAGTTCAGTCATTTCTCCTAATGTAGCTACGTTATGAGAACCTATAGCCTGTATAAACGCATCAGCTGTTGGAGAATACTCTAGTATATCAGATATTCTTAATGATAAAGACTCAGCTGTTTCAGCTGTTAAAAATAAACCTGCGTTTAATATATGTCTTGTTGCTGTATTAGAATTTGCAGCAGCTAATTTTTGTACTCCAACTAAAGCATTTTTATCTGGCATGCTACCATCTCTAGCTTCATTAAGACCAGTTGTATCTCTAATCATTTGTAAATAGTAGTTGTAAGTTGCTATTAAACTTTGTAACTTAGCACCGCCATTACTTGATTGTATTTCTTGTATTGGTACTTTACCAGGATTCATATCGCCTTCACTTGTAAATGATCTACCTATAATACTACCTGTTTGAAAAAACATATTTAAAGCTTCTTGCGGATTATAGTTTGTGCCATTACCTAAGTCTATTTCAGCTAAACCGTCTGCGTCTAAATAAACACCATCTGGAACTATACGAGACATAACCTGTTGTAGTTTCAAATGTGTTAACTGTATCATATCTGCAAAACCAGTAATACGTTTTACTAAACTTTCTATTTTACCATCGTACATACGTGGAGCACAAATAGCATAATTCATTTTAACTTTAGTATAATCGCTTTTTGGCCTCATCATGTTTTTAGCCATCTCCCACTTTAACAGTTTATCAGTACCTAATATTAAAGCGCCTTCATATAAAGTTTCTATAGACCTTAATAATCTATTATACGTACCTTCTTTGTTTTCAGGTGGATTAAAACTATCATCTTTAGGTATTACTTTTTCAGCACCACTACCAGTTTCTTTTATTTTGTATACTTCGTTCATATATGTTTTATAATTAAAATATAAAACTTGTATAGTGTTATTGTCTTCTTTTTTAGCAGAATATCTAGTGTTATAATTATTTTTATTATAATTTTTATTTTTCATTATATCTTCTAAATCTTCTTCTGTTAAATGAGGAAACTGTTTAGACAACTCATTAACCGGTATAGATTTAACTTCACCAACATAATATATATCATCAAAATAAGGAGAGTCTGTATAAGAATAAACTAAATCAGCAGGATCTACGTATTTAATAACAGCGCCTTCTGAAGTTGTAAATTCAGTTTTAACAGCACCAATACCTAGCACTGTTAAATCATGATAAAACCTTTTTTTAATTAATTCATACTTGTTACCTTCAAACAAAACTCTTAATGCTTGCTCTTGTGCTAACTCTACAGCTTGTTTATAATCTAGCTGCATATGAATACCAAGCTCTTCGTCTGTCTCAGGTAATGGTTCCATTTGACTTTGTTTTAAATCTATGTTAAGATTAGATCTAACGTCATCATCAAAAGCTTGCATTCTCATGTCCGCTAATATATTTTCCATATATTTAGTTCTTTGTTCAACACCATTTGGTGATTGAGAAAAAGCTTTTATATCATATAATCTTTCAGCTATACCGTTAACAACTATATCTACAAATTTAGGTATTATAGGTACAGGTGTCCAGTCTAAATTTAAATAGGACAAATCACCGTTTATAGATAACTCATCCTTGTATTTTTGTATTGATTGCTCACCCCTAGCGTATAGTCTTAGATTATGAAAATTGTTTATATTAGTTCTGTATTTATTAATATTTCTATCTTCATTAAACCACTCTGTTTCTATAGCTTTAGCTATTTTTAAACCATAGTCATAACTAAGCTTTTCAGCGTCGCTTACCGTTTGACTTGGAAAATAACTTTTATAACCAGAATATGCCATATTTATTTTATTATTTGTGAATTACTTCCTGTATTATTATACCTGGAAATACTTATGTTTAATTTTGGTTTTTCAACCTTAGCGTTTGGCCTATATAAATGTCTATTGTTAGCCATGATAGCTAAGCCACTACTTATAGAAGCGTCAAACTTTGTTCTTTTATTTATATCAAATTTAGCCCAATCATTTAGTAATTCGTTAAAATATAAACTACCAAAACTACCATCTTGTTGCATGCCTACGTGATCTTGTATATACATCTCAATAGCTGCTGCATGAGCTTGTTTTATGTCTTCACTAGAGTTTGGTATACCACCTATTTCTTTTTCAGCTGTAGATAATTTGTTCCAAACTTTATCAGGTCTATTCATACTAAAACCTCTATAACCTCTACGTCTTAAATAGTACAAAAGTCTTGGTTTATTGTTCTCTGCAAGTATTGGCATACCATAAAATACTAACGCCATTAATACATCTTCAAAAAATATTTCAGCCGTAGGTGGTCTTGACAAGTATTCTAAAAAGAAGCTATTCGCAGGAGCGTCCTCCATACTAAACCTGGTTAAGCCGTGTAATGCTCCTTTAGATCCTTTCCCATCTACGGTTCCTGATATATCATAAGAGTCGCAACCAAACGCTCCCATGTGTTCATTACCAGGGTATTTAATGCCATTTTTTAAAACCACTCTGTTTTGTAATTGTTGAGGCGGTACCCAACTAACTTTAAACTTACCTTTTATATCTGGATAAAATATAACTTGTGTATCTTTTATACCGTTAACCCATTGAAAGTTACCAGTTGTAATACCTAGTGTTCTATACATCTCTTCGTTATAATCTATCTGCTCATATATTTTCACTAAGTTAAATATACTGTTTTTTGTTTCATCTCTAAAAGCGTGTTCTTCAGTTCTTGGAAACTGACGATAAAACTCATTTAAAGCGTCTTGATCTCCTTTTAATCCTTCAGCTTCGTTTTGCCAATGATCAATTACTCCTACATCTATTAGTTCACCATCTGGGGCAAACACGTCGACGTCAGGAGTAGTGAATACTGGAACTCCATACTCGTCAATAAATCCTTCGTAGTTCCATTCCATTGGGATAAACAAAGAATATAAACCAGATTTTGTTTGACCATTTCTATTTCTTTTAGTGACATCTGATGCATTGTATAATTTTTTAAAATTGTCTCCACCTTTATCTAGCGCGTTACTTGTTGAACCCATCATACACTTTCCAACTATTCTACTACCTAATCGTAAACATGTTTTAGTTACTCGCCAGTTATTTAATATATTATCTGGTCTTTCCCATTTACCACTTTCATCGTGTACTAATAAGTTTAGTTTTTCACCATCATAACTGTTGTCACCAGTATTTTTCCAGTCAATAGTAGTATCAAGTCCAACCAAGTCTTCCTGCTTTTCGTTCGCAACAATTTTTTTACGCGTAAACTTACTTGCAGGAACACGATAAGCAAGTTCAGATTTAGGCCTGTCCATACCGTCTTGTATCGGTTTAAAAAAGAAAGGATAGTTAACCGATATTGGAACAACTTTGTCTGTAAACATTTTTTTAGCATCAGCACCTGTTTTAGATAATATACCATATCTACTATCACTTGATATTGTAGCTAAATTAACTGTTTCTGCAGATGACATAAATGAAAAGCCTGATCTTCTATTCTTTAGATAACACATACCATAACACCTTCTATCTGCCTTGCATGCTTCCCAAAATATAAAAAACAGTCTATTTGCTTCTCTAAAATCAGGTGCACCTATATCTATTTTACTCCATTGTAAATACATGTAGTGTGCTCCTGTTATATAAGTTGGTTTATTATTATTCATAAACCAAAAACCTTCTTCTCTACGTTTAAACTCTTCGTCTATATAATCATACCATTTTTCTTTTTGATCTTCAGGGTATGATCTCCAGTCAAATATATTTTTAAGTCTTGATAATTCTTTAGGATATTCTATTTTTTGCCACTTATTTATTTTGTTGGTGTGCACGTGCACTGGCAGCATTGGCAAAGCAATGTGCAAGCCTTGTATCTCAAGTATTTCCCCAATTTTACCAGTTTTAGAGATAACCACGACATCATGTTCTTTATTGTATCCATATTTCCATTTTTTAGATTTGTTAAGCCGACTTATAGTCGTGCGTTTAATAGGTTCTATTGTTTTAACTAAATTTTGCTCGTACATTACTTAGATCTGCCTTCTGCGAATCCTTTAAAAGTTTTTTTCTTTGTCTCTTCAGGTGCTTTGCCCTCAAGCAGGTTTTCTTCTTCTTGGATTCTGTTAAGTATTTCAAATGCGTCAAATATAGCTAGCTTTTTAGTAGCTGCTGCGTTTTTCAGTCTATCAGCTGATACATCATCTTCAGTATTAGTTATAATTTTTTCTTCTGCAACTTTTATCAGTTCGTTAACTGCTTTTCGCCCAGCTTGGATTATATTCTTCTTCGTCTCCTTGATATTCATATTTAATTGTAATAAATTTAGATAAAACTCTATATAGCCTTTCGCCATCAACTATAAACTCATACTCGCTATTTGGTGTAAAGCCTACAAGTTCATTAACGTTTACGGTACCATCAGAATATTTAACAACACCTTGTAACGGTTTTTCAGTCTCAATATTAAATTTGTTTGTAGCTTTTAAAGGTTTTACAAAACAATAACCTTTTGGTGCTATCCAATATTTGTCTTTTTTATATAAAAAGATTTGATCGTGATTTACAAAGTAAGTATTTTCGTTAAAATAACTTCTACTGTTTTTTTCTACACCGTGTTGATTGTGCCATCTTCTAAAAACGTTATGATGTAATATAACTGTATCTCCTGCTTGTATATCTGTATGTCCCGCTATTGGTGTTGATATAACAGTTGCTTCTCTGTTGACGTATTGATGGTTAAATATTTCAGTATTAAGTATCAACTCTGAATCTCCAACTTTTTTAGTATTATTATACCTACTACCTTTTGGCGTTACAACAAAGTTGTGAACGCTTTTCATTAGTATTCTAGATTATACTCTACAGACACAGCCATATTTTTGTTAAAGTCTTTCCAAGGCAAAACGTCTTTTCGTTTTTTAATATAAATAGAATACTTATCTTCTTCTTCTATTATATCACAAATAGTATGCCCACCATAAACTTCTTGACCAACAGCATAGTGCATAGCGTCGTTCTTATAGTCTTTACCTATACTAATCTTTCTTATCAGCTTCGCCATTGTCAGGGTAGTTTATAGTACCGTCTTGTATGTTAATATCAAAAGTTCCATACTCTTTTTCAAACTCAGATTGTAAAAGAGTTAATTCATCTCTTAAACCAGCAATACCGTGTAATATCTCATGTTTTTGTAGTTCTATAGAACCTATTTGTAGTTGAGATTTATTTATTTTATTTACAGTATCTTGAACTTTCTGAAGCTGCTCAACCGTAATTTTTTCTGGTTTAGACTTTAAGTCTACTATTTTTTCTTTTTTTGCCATTTTATTTAATTTAAGTTAATTTATTTATTTTTATATTTGACCGAAGTACGCTATTATACCACCGTCAGTATCATCTGTGTTTAAAGAAACAGAACTCCAAGTACCATAAATAGTAGTTCTTGATAATAACTTGTTGCCATTTGCGAAAGTCTGTCCACCAGCACCAACGTTGTCAAGACTACCAGGTCTTGTAAAAGTTAAAACATCACCATCACCAGCGCTAAAGTTACCTGTTGTAGATATTTCTTTTGTGTTATCAT